CTCCAGATCCACCGGGGTTTCCTGGATTAAAGTGTGCTGCTCCACCTGATCCACCTCGTGCTGAAGTTATATTTGAAAAAGATGAATTACTACCGCCACCTCCAACTGAAATAGGATAACCTTGTGCAGATACGGGTATTTGTGTTCCACCTGCTTTAGGCGAAGTTGAGTATCCACCTCCTTTAGAGCCAGGTGATTCTCGAAAGCCTCCAGCTCCTCCTCCTGCTCCAAAACTTGAGGGACCACCGCCACCTCCTCCACCAGCAACGACCATATAATCAACTACGTTACAAGCTGGATTAGTTCCAACAGCAGAAACACAGAAAGTGCCTCCACCTGTAAATGTATGAATTTTGAAATCTCCAGATGTAGTAACAGTTCCACCCGTTGCTTGTATAAAACTTAAATTTTCAGATCCTCTAAATTGTCCGATAGATATTTGTCCACTTGTAGGAATAGGTCCGTTTGGAGCTGGTGCAGCTGAAGGAACTAATGGTCCATTAGAATAGTATTCTTCCATTTCTATTGGATTTGAACCACCAAATTCTGTTTGAATATCTGATAAACTTGTGTTGGTATTAGGAACAGGCACTTTAACTCTCCTTCTTACTTAAAACTTCTACTTGCGCTGAAAGTTTTTTCACTGCCTCAATAAGTAAACAAGTTAGTCTGTCGTATTTGACGGCTTTAATACCATCGGGTCTTTCAGCAACAGCCTCTGGTAAAACTTTTTCTACCTCTTGTGCAATAACACCCACATCTTTTTTTCTAACAAAGTATCCATCTTCACCACCTCTTTGATCCATGTATTCTTTTTTCCAATCAAACAAAACACCGTTTAATTTTTTTAAAGATTCTAATGGATCTGGTATATTTATAATATTTTCTTTTAGTGCAACATCTGAAGAATAAAAAGCAGTTACATCATTTGTAGCTCTTATTTCTCCAGTTGTTCCTGAAGCAGCAGTTCCTACTCCTAAAGAATCTAATTGAGTATCTTCGAATTCTACGTTACTTGCTGTGCCTAATCCTAAAGAAGTTCTAGCAGTAGCACCAGATTCTGCAACCCAAGTTGATCCATTACCAACAATTATATTACCGTCGGTTTTTGCTAAACCACCTATCGCAGTTAAATCTGCATCATAAGCTTGAACGTCACTTCCAATAGCTACACCAAGAGAAGTTCTAGCCGTAGATCCGTTTTCAGCAACAAACGTAGAACCATTACCTACAATTATATTGCCATCAGTAACCGCTAAACCTGCTATTGCAGCAAGTTTGGCATTATAAGCTTGTACATCAGTTCCAACAACTAAACCTGAAAAATTATCATTAAGTTGATAAAGTCCAGTATTTGTTGCAACACCATCAAGGTAAATAATTTTCCAACCTTTATCAGTTGCTGAGAAAGTAACTGTAGCACCTGAACCTGTTGCTGCTTTTAATTGAACTGTATGACCACCTGAAGTGCCATTTTTTATAAAATAAAAATTTTCTGTAAGTACAGGAAAAGTTACAATTCTGTTTCCAGATATTGTCCCTGTAAGTTCTAAAACTCTTTGTTGAGCAGTACCTGTTAAAGCACCGTTATCTATGTCTAATGTTGTTGTTCCTGCACCACCTGCAATAGATACTTCAAGGTGTCCACCTGTAAGTTGCTCGACAAGACTTAAGTTTGCGTTTGTTTTAGTTCCCCAAGTACCGGCATTTTCACCGGTTGCCATTAATTCGATACCTAGATCTGTGTATGTTGATGCCATAATTTTCTTCTCCTAAGCTACGTGCGTTACATCTGTATAAGACGTATTCCCTGTTATGTCAATATCTTTGTATGCTAACGTTCCAAATCCTGTTGTACCTATTTCTGCAGTTGCTTCAAGTCCTGTTAATCCTACAACATCTGCAGGCGTAATTGATCCTACACTAGAAGTAGCGGCAGATGGTGCAGTTAAAGGAACACCTATTCCAATAATTATTGAACCTACACCAGAAGTGGCAGCAGACGGTGCGGTAGGTTGAACTATTTGTGTTTCAGTTATTTCTAAACTTCCAACACTCGCTGTTGCTACGGCAGGTGCAGTTAATCCAACAACATCAGCAGGAGTTATTGCGCCGACACTTGCTGTTGCTACGGCAGGTGCAGTTAATGGAACTCCTATTCCAACTACAATTTCTCCAACACTTGCTGTTGCAGATTGACCCGTTAAACCCATAACATCCGCTGGAGAAATATCTCCAACACTTGCTGTTGCAGATACACCAGTTAATCCTACAACGTCTGCAGGTAATATACTTCCAACACTTGTTGTTGCGCTGACTCCTGCAAGTTGAACTAATTTATTAAATGAGTCCCCATAAGGTTCTTCACCCCAACCATTTCTACCCCAACCAACTAACGTACCTGCGTTATCAAAATCACCTAACTCAGAAGTCATCTGGCCAGGAGATGTTAAATTAATAATTGAAAGCTGGGTAGTTGTTATAGAACCAATTGAAGAAGTTAAATTTGAAGGAGCTGTTAATGGTACGGGTATTTCTTGAGCAGCTACAATACTTCCTACACTTGAAGTTGCAGCAGAGGGTGCAGTTAATTCAAATACAATAGGACCTTGATCGCCCCATTCGTTTTGTCCCCAGACGCCTGTGCTCCAAGTATTAGACATAAGGAGATTCTCCTTATGCTATTCTAACTATAGCTGTTGTTGCTGCTTTAGCAGGGAATTGAATTGTAAAAGTTCCACTTGAAACTGTTTTGTCTCCACCAAAAGCTACTGCACAAACTGCAGGATCACCTGTTGCAGTATCATTATAAATCAAACATCCGTTAGCTGTAAATGAAGCTGACGTAAAACTTACGTCTGCAAAATCAACGCAAGCTGTTGATCCATCTAAAGATGGAGTAATGTTTGTTAATGCTTTTCCTCCGGCTGTGTAAGCAGATCCAGATGCATTTGTAATTTCATTTGATGAACTGTAAGCTGTAGTTGATGCACTTAGAGTTGCTGAACTTGTGTAAAGTGCAATTTTAAAAGTGTTTCCTGTAGACGCCGTAAAGTTATGTGTAGCTGTCAAAACTTCGTTTTTAAAACTGTTACATATTGCCGATGTTATTGCCATAATTTTTTCTCCTCAATTTATGGAGACGGGGACTTAACCTGTATTCTAACTGTTCCGTCAGTATAATCGTCTCGTCTTCGTCTACCCAGTTGCATTCCTGCGAACTGTTGTACTGCATTTTTATATCTATTTTCATAATATGTCAACATATCTATTGGACCTTTTAAAAACCCAAATGCTTCTACTAAACAAGCATATAAAAGACCTTGTGGAAAATAGGTACTTAAATAAGTCTCTGCTGTTCCGTCTGATCCAGAACCTAATCCTGTAGGATATTTATTATAATATACTCTAAACATATAATTTGCATCTGGCGTAGGTGCTAGATACATACCCCCTGAAGTGGTTGTAGTAGTATTCGTTGCTCCACCAAACATGGCATAATACTTAGGAAATCCCGTAACATCTTGTGCTGTTAAATCACCTTCTGTTCCTGTTAATCTGTCTGTGTATTCTGATAAATATGTTTGATCTTTTTTTTCTAACCAAGTCCCTTTTCCTGTAGTAACTGAAGTTGAATCAAAAACTTCAATACCTCTTATAAACAAAGTTCCTGCAGGCGCATTAATAGTATTATCATCTGCAACTAAAGTACCTTCTTGAACAAATCTATCTGAATCCATTGGAAGCTCTTGATTAATTCTCATTTCTGCAGACATGATAAAACCATCTAAAACAGTTGTTGTAAAAACAGAATCGTCTACTTCAGTGTAATCTAAGATAGCTTGTTTTAATGTAGTGTATGTATATTTTGAAATTCCTGACATAATTAAGCTCTATCATTTACGGGCCCAATTGTACACTGAAAACCGCCTCCTGTTTCTGTGCTTGATGCAGCGTTAGTTAATGTAACATTTATACCATCAAATTGTGTAGTTGTAGATGGTTGACCTGTACTTGGAACCGATGTTTCATTTAAAGAAACAACTTTATAACAACCAAAAACTTTTGCTAAATTAGAATGAGATCCAGCAACTGTAGATTCAGGAGAAACCCCTCTGTAAGGTGCACTTGTTCCTCTAGTGCATCCTGTTAATTGATTCGTGGATCTTCCTGTATATTGTATAACTTCATTTTGATATGTTCCCACAAGAAGTGGGTCTGTTGTATCTGAAGAAGTTAAAACTTTTTCTATCATAATAAAACCTGAAGTAGGAAACTCAGACCCGTCAGTTAAATCAATTGTAGTAGCAGTATCTGTTATTGCTCCATTTAATGTTGTAGACATTTGTAATGTTGATATTGCAACACCACCTACCGGAGATTTAACATTTCTAAATCTTGCAAAATCATTTATCTGTAAATCACCGTTTGGAAAATTAATTTTTAATGTAGTATTAGATGCAGTTACAAAAGGATTTTCTGGTAAAAAATCTTCTGTTGGAAATTCTGTTCTAGCCGTTCTTGCTCTTTGTAAAGCTTGTGGGTCTGCACTTGTTGGTTTAGGATCTAATTGCGGCTGTTTAGGCTCGTACTCTGAAACGTGGACCAAGGCACCATTCCATTCTCTAACCATTTCATTATATGGAAAAGCCATACCTGATCTATCTGATATCGCTAATGCAAATTTACCTTGTGCAAAACTACTCATTATACTCCTGGGTAATATACTTTAGGTGCTATGTAAGTTGAGTTAGAAGAACCATCTTCATCTTCTGCTCTTAATAATTCATCTTCATATAACATCTTTAATTCTTGTGTTCTTTGTGGTGCGTATTTTACTGATAGGTAATAAGCTAAACCTGAAATCATACATGGTACAAATCTATAAGGTACATCAGTTGCATTCGTGTAAGCACCTACATCATCAATTCTTTTTGTATAATAAAAATTTATAAAGTTTCCAGCTTGTGAACTACCTGGAGTTAAATATAAAGTCATAGTTGTTTTATCTATAAATCTTTGTATCCAATATTGTGTAGGTAAACCTAAATCTGTTTTATTAGAAAATGCTTGATACTGCGATCTACTAATTCTTGTCATAGGTGTATCAACATTAGTTGATGCAACTCTATAACTAGCTTCTTGAATATCTGTCATTCCATTTGGAAATTGAACAACTGTATCACCAGTGTTGTGAGTAGCTGCTGTGCTACCGTTAACACCTCTAACACACCCTGTTAAATTTAATGAAGAAATTCCAGAATAAGTAATTTGTTCAGTACCAATAAGAACTATACCACCGGTCGTAGGCATTCCTGTAACAGAAGCAACACCGATTGTGGTAACTGCAGCATTTATTCCTGCAGACAGAGTTGTACTAATACCGCTTGATGTACCGTCGGTCGGGGATCTATAAAAAGTATAGACTGCTTGACCGTTCACTAAAGCTACACTTTGGTTTTTAACTTCCCAAAACTGTAATCCTCTATTCCCCCATTCAGAAAATAAAATATTTAAAGATCGTTTCGCAGTTTTTAATTGATAACCAGAAACACCCTGCATACCAATACGTTCATATGCATCTTCAATAATCTCATCTATTCCGAGGTTCTTATCAAAAACATAAGAACCCGAGGTTACGTTAGCCACTTAGACCTCCTATCCTGCTGTTAAATTAGGACCAGAATATTTGTCTGTCAATAAAGTGTAAGCAGTGACATTTGTTTTAGTTTTACAAAAAATTCCTTTTGGAAATAAAATTCCATCTTCAGGAAAATTGAAATTAATTACATCACCTGTTGGAACATCTGCAAAAAGTAAAGTTGTTCCTGAATTTGATGTTGTTGTAAGTTCTAAAACACCTGCGCCATTACCATCAGAAGCAATAATTATACCTCTTAATCTTACTGGTGGCGCTATAATAGCTGTTGCGCCAGCTGCTGCTGCGGATCTAGTTGCTTGTATATCATTTTTAAACGACATTTGTTTCTCCTATTAAATTTATGTGGGGCCGAAGCCCCACACTAATTATTTATTACGCTGCCCAAGCAAATGCGCCTTTAACTGCTAAAGGATCTTTAGCTGTATCAAGACCTACGTGCCATAAGCCATCTTCTGTACAAGAAAAGTATACAATACTTCCAATTGTAAAAAAGTTTGTAGTGGCGTTAGCGGCTGTAAAAACTAATGAACCTTCACCTGCTGTTGATGTATCATAAGACACGGCATCAGCTGCTCTAGTTTCAATTAAAGAACCTGTGTACCATGCATCAGTTCCTAAAGCATCAAAAGTTAAAGTGTTTGTTCCACCAGTAGTGTCTACTCTTTGAACGTAAGCACATTTAGTTCCTGCGATAGCACTAGGTAAAGTCATTGAACAAGCTGCTGCGCCTGTAAAGTTTACCGTACTAACTT